CAACTACTGTGGCCGAGAAGGCCATTTGGTGGGCGCCCGTGGCGCGTATACCCTCGTTGGCGATGTGAGAGTCGTAGCGATATGCAAGCGAGGGTGCTCGCAGTCGCGCTCTGATTTGTTAAATCGGTTGTGTCGCAACGAGTGATCAATCACACGGTGCAGAAGCTTCCGATGGCTAGCTGTGAGCTAGCAAGTCGAGTGAGCTCGAGGGGCTGATTTGTTTCCCCGGTTCTTTGTGCTTTGATACCATCTCCGTACACAGGTCTTCCGGGTGCCTTTCCTAGATCGAGGCCAGAACGTCACGTGGAAATTTCTTAATCCACGCCTTCTATGTTATAGCCTTTTGTCATCGATGAGGCTATACCAGGCATAACTTTACCTGCTGCATAGGTTATGACGCGTTTCACCCCGCCTTCTAGGAGTGCCGCTCCGGTGTCATAAGCAGCTTGTTTCAATGAGGTCACCCAAGAATCTGGATGGCCAGCATTCACTTGTTGGATAAGCGGGAGGACTTTCAGATAATTACCACCCTGGCACACGAGTTTTGGTACGTTATCGGTGTTCGCTGTGCCAGTGTATTCAATCGTGATGGAATATTGGAGGAAAAAACTCTGAGTTGGGGCTCCCACTATCATGAAGCCGATATTATTGTCGGTAGTGTTTATGAATCCGAGATCCAGGCTGTTGCCGTCACTTGGTAAGTATCGGACGTGAGCAACTGTGCCCTTGGAGTAGATTCGTTGATGCGGGGTATCTCTGTAAAGATCATACGAAGCGTTCCCCCCTTGATCAATAGAGGAATAAGATTGGATGTACCCAGCTTCTACTGTCATCGAGGCGGTGGATCGAATCTTCATCCCAGCGCATACAACACGGTTAGGTGTGCTGCCTGGTAGAGGTGCGGCGAATAAAACGGTCGACGCACCCGACACGGTGTCAGTGTGTAGAGCATCATTGTACAAAGCTATGAGACCGGGACTTGCTTTGTTGCAATACATTAAGACCCTGGCGAATCCAGCCGCGTTGGTGCTGAAGGATAGATTTCCATGGAAAGTGGAAACTTGCGTGGGAACTGGGAAGAGCCAAGGGATCCGTACACCTCTATGGACGAATGGGTCATGGAGGGCTTTTAACCAGGCTGATTCATTGGCATGCATGCGGTTCGGGTTGGGCTTGGAGATTATGTTAACCGGGTTCGAGATGAATCTACGCCTTTGTCTCGCCCTTCCGTTTGCCTTATTCACTTTCTTTCGTTGTTGGTTGTTTGTGACCATTAAATTTTCTAACCGGTTAGTGACGGTAGAGAACCGGTTGGTTTGGTGGTCTTTACTCTTCATGAATGGTTTGTCACTCCACTTATCATCAGGTCTGGATCGTTCTGATGATTTGCTCACAGCTCCCCCATACAAGTCACGATCTAAAGCCGCTAACAAGTGTCCCTCGCCGAGTATGGGTTGGTAAGCTTGCTCCACTGGAGGTTGATCAGTGGTGAACAAGGCTCGTATCGCTGTAAGATCGTAAGGTTTGTGAGGGTTTGATCCGCTTTTACAGGGGTCGCTTCGTGTCACCACGCGGCGATGAGCTATGCTCTGCAATAGTTGAAGTTGCCATTGTGAGTCTATGCGCAGGATACTTTCTATAGAATTAGTGGTCGGCGTCGAGTTTCTAACTCTGAGATTCCAACCATAGTCACTGTTAATGGTCTTATAGACTCGAGCCGCATCCACTACAGAGAGCAGTTCCCGAAAGCGCCCTGCGACCACGTCGTAGAGCTCCGGTGGAAGGTCCATCTCTGTTATCATCATGCTAGCTGCTTGATCTGAGATGGTTGCAACGGACCGGATTTGTTTCACCGCGCCGGCCTTGTATAATCGCTCAGCCAACGGGACAAAAGCTCGGATCTCAGGAGCGAATTTCTTTGACAAGAATGAATGCGCGTGTAATGGCCCGATAAGGAAATCCTTAGCTATCTGGCCGAGTCCGTGTCGACAATATTCTCGACCAAAGAGAGTAGGGTATTCGCTCGTGAGGAGTTCAGGATTGGAGACCCAAACTAGAACGTCATCTCCTGCAGTATTTATTATAAAGCGCGGCATCCGTATGCGCTTCAACATAAGCTTGTTATAGAGGTTAGTTCTCAAGGTGTTAAAGAGCGTCGTGAGACATGGATGGCCTGATATAACAGTCCCCATAACTGTGCCTTTCCAACCATCTGCTGAATAGAATTTATATTCTTCACGAAACAAAGCTTTAACAATGAGGTCTTTGCTCCACGAGGGTAGGGGGAAGCGCGGGAGATTGAATAGGAGGTTAATCAAGTATGGTCCTATTACATGGTCAACCACGCTTATCAGGGTCAGATGTTGATGCGCATCATGGGAAGACCCGTCATAGGAGTACCATGAGCCCCCAGTGGTTGACTGGTGGGTCTGGGTACGATGGAAGATATCGCCGAGTTGCCCTGGTGAATACCCTGAAATAAAGCCTGG